CCTGCTGCCTTCTTAAATAGAGAGACAGTAAAGTTAAACAGATCAACCAATGGCTCAGGGCCACTTGCCCTACCACCAAAAGTCTTAAGTGTTGCTCCTGCTGGGCGTATCTTTGAGATATCCCAAGATGGGACTTGACCACTGTACAACAATGAGATCAGTTCACGATAAGCCTTAGCCCATCCAATCTTGCTGTCTGCCACTACGATTGTAGTATCAGTATCATGAAACTTCTCAGCAACATCAGGTAGCTTCTGTATGTACTGGCGTTCAACACTGAAACCAACACCTGTACCACACATCAAGATATACATCATCTCATCAAAGGCTTTAGGGTGGTCAATGGTTAAGTAGGAACAGTTAAACCCAGCTACGTTATCACGATCAAGGGCTTCTCCTGCTGTCATCAATGCCCTCATGCTTGGCATGACTTCTAAATCCAAGATAGCTTCTCTTAGCTCTTGAAAGTCTTTCTGGTACTTGTGGTCAGTACGCTTATCAAAGAAGTTAATATAACGTCCTACTGTTTCTTCCCAGGTTTCTCTTCGTTGTTGTTCTGGTAGATACCTTGCGTACCTTGACTTGTGAATGTAGGATTCATATAAACCCATTTCCATTATTCTTTCTCCAATACGTTATAAACAATAAAAAACCCAACCAGTACGAACTGTACTAAGAAACATTCTACTTCTACACCTTCTTCTACTTCTGATTCGTCAATAAAGAAATTGGTAAACCCAATGTAAGGCAACCAGAAGCCAAACAATGGTAGACCAAATAACAAAATTCTTCCAAATTCTTTGCTAAAAGATACTGGCTTAAAGTTTGGTGTCAGTCCATATTCAGCCATAAATACTATTTGCATTTTGTTTTCCTTTTGTTATCTGAATACTTGTCTTTAAGGAACCTTAACGAAACAGGCATCTCATCAAAGCTTCCGTTATCTACCTCATGCAGCATCCAGATACCAGACCAATTATTGTTTCCTTGGTGTCCTAGATACCCCTCACTGTGCTGATAGAAGATCCCAGCAAAGATACCAGTAATAGCAGTACCATCACCCCTTCTGCTAAATGCTATGTCTCTGTCCTGCACATGGCCCATAACACAGCTCATGTGTTTCTTACTAATCATAGTCTTGGCACTGGATACCGGCCTACCCATAACACCAGACGTAAAGAAATGAGAGAACCCTACGCCATTGATAATTACAGGCTCAAGGTAATCAAACACTTCCCAATCAGACAGGTTAAGATCGTGGTAACCAATCACATCTTCTAAGATGGCATCGACATCTACAGCACGTTCTATCCGTTGTTCGTGATTACCAAGCAGAAACACAAGCCTTGGCTTCCAACCCTTTTTCTTGTTTCGTTTTAGCCTTTGGATTTCTTTCTTGATTGGTGCAAGAAACAAGTTCATTGCTCTGTTCCCTGACTCTACATCCTTACTGTACCTACGACCTTCAAAGTCCTTCTTTCCTTTATCGTAACTACTAAGTGAAGGCATATCCCAGAAGTCACCAAGGTTTACAATCACATCTGGTTTCTTATCTACGATATACTTTGCAGCCCATTCAAGATGGTCTATTGGTACACCATCCTTGACCTGACAGTCAGGTATCACTGCTATCTTCATGCTTCCTCCTACTTTGTATGTAGTTATCTAGCTTCTTGTCTTCGTAAACAGTGAAGTGTTTGATTCCTTCTTTCTCACACCACTGGCCCATTGTTAGTTTACTTCCTTTGCGTACTTTCTTATTTGGATCAGAGAGTACAAAAACTAACTCATAGTCTGGCAAGCTATCCCGTATTGATTTGTACTTTAAGGTGTCACCAGGACGAAAGAAACCTTTACATTCGATCAGGACATCATCCAGTACAAAATCAGGCTTATAGTTTCGTTTCATAACGTATGGCATTGAGAATGGTTCGTACTGATAGCCCTTGCCACTGTTATTCGCTGCAAACTTAGCCTCTAAACTACTCCTGTACTTGCTGCTTTTTGCTTTTCTTTTTGCTTTGCTTCTTGTTACTGCTTTCTTTCTGATTGGCATTATGAAAATCCATTGGCATTGTTCTGCCGCGTTGTAACATCCATAGCAGGTGGCTGTTCTCAACTGCTTTCTCAACTGCTCTTTGGAACCCGTCTTCACCAAACTCTTCAATGTACAGATCAATAACCAGATTGTCCCAAGTTTCCCTGTCGTTATCAGACAATAGTTTCTCAGCTTTCTTAGGGCCAATACCATTGATTCCAATAATGTTATCAACCTTATCACCAGTTAACATCTGAGCGTAAAAGAACTTAGTACCAGATTCCTCTGTTACTTCTTTCCACTCTTTCTTAATGTAGTTATAGTGAAGGCCTGGAACCATCAACAAGTCTTTATCAATGGTGGCTATTGCGGTATCGTCAGTCTGGAGTAACGCCATTGCATCGTCAGCTTCCATTCCGTCTACAACCTGTGCGTCATAGTACTCAATCAGATAGCCCCTAATGTTTTCGTAATGATAGGGTTTCTTTGAGCCTGATCTGTTTTCTTTGTAGTCACTCCTAATCTTATGTCTAAAGTTGTTTTTACCAGTTAGGAATATCTTATAGGATTCACATTGCGTATCCTTGATGATTTCATTTACAAACAACTTACAACTATGTAGCGTAAACGAATCGGGGTCAGCCGTAACCAACCCCGTTTCCTTGTCCGTACTTTGGCAAGCGAACCCTATCCGATAAACAATAGGGTCGCCATCAATCAGAAGTTTCATTGTAACAATCCTCAGAATGGGATGTCGTCATCAAACTCTTCATGTGCGTCTGACTGCACAGCCTTAAGTTCTGGCTTGTTTGATTTAGTAATACGCTTCTCATGAATGTACTTAGCCAACCCAAACAGAGACTTGATTGCAGGGCTATCGCTATCCTCAGCACCAGCCAAACATTGGTCTGTAAAACTAGACTTACTTACTGAGTCTCGGTACTTAGCTGGAATAGTAGCAAGACCTGCAACCTCATCGTATACTTTGTCTTGTACTTGTTTGTTCTTAATCACTACAGTACATGGCATACCCAGTGCGGATTCCCAATCAGCAACCTGATCTTCTTCTGCTGATGGTTTGAATGCTTTGTAGTATTCAAGTTCTTTGCCAAGTCCAGACATAGTACGGAAGATATTAAAAGCCTTAGTCCACAAAATGCGTGGTGCTTCTTTGCCATCAATAGTTACAGTGTTATTAAGAATCTCAACACAGAGTGAGATCTGTTGGCATGGTGGTTTCTCTTCCCCTGCATAGTTTCGTTCCTGCATACCAAGGTCAGCTACATACACCAGCCTTCCTTCATATTCACCAGGTTCAAGGTTTGAGTATTCGGTTTTACTGCTAGATACTTCTTGACTCATTGCTCGTTCAAAAGCCATGATAATCTCCTTAGTGGATTTCAGAATAATCTTTAGCGAACTTTATGTCGCATTCTAACTCACGATTTAAGTGTAACAATTTATTGACTTTTTGTATAGACTTGTTTAATAACTCCTTTATATCATTTTGTTTGGTTTCGTTTAGTTCTAAGATTACTTCGTCATGGAACTGTGCTGTAAGTTGTGGTCTTTCCTGAATGATATAAGCAACCCACATATCAAAACAGAATGTCCCAGTGCCTTGATTTAATGTACTGAACTTATCTTTATCAGTTTTAAGGTGGTAGTAGATCTTTGCAACAGGATTCCATAGCCATATGGTTTTTCCTATGTTTCGTACCCCTACGTTTTTTGCTATCTCCTTCAACGACCAGTTACGTTTCCAGTATGCCTTGTGTATTCTTTTAGCACCATGCTCACTAACATCTAATTGGCGTTTCAGTGTTGCTATACCAGCACCATAAGTACAAGCATAGTTTCCACCCTTGTATATGTGTCTCATCCTAACCACTTCTTCTGGTTGGATGCCATCCTTGTAATCTGCAACCTCCTGTTCAGTTACAGCATTGGCAGACAATGCAAGGTCAAGGTGTGGATCAAAGTCTGGTGTCATCATCTCCTTAACGTACTCTGGATCGTAGTCCCACATGTAATGCTGCTTGGTACGATCCTCAAGGGATGCCATGTCTGAACCACAGAGAACATAATCGTCATTGCGTACTGTCAGTAGCGATCTAATCTCAGCACCATACGGCTTACGGCTTGATGGGATGTTCACACAGACAGCGTGTTTAAACCTGAGTGTATTGGTTAATCCCTGTATCTCAGCCTTTACATATCCGTCTGAGTCTACGTTATCAAGGAACCCTTTTACCAATCCTATTCTATGCTTAACTACAGTCATAGTCTCAAGGTGAGATAGCTCTGGATGATCTGATATTAGTTTTGACACAGACTCACACAGCGATCCATCACTACCCTTAATTTGTGGGATAGCCTTTCCTGTTTCTTTGGCAAACTTAAATGTCTTAGGCTTCCAGCCAAGTCTCTTTAGCCAATCCTTTATTTGTGGGACGCTACCAGGATTTGGTGGCTCTTCCCCAATTACTGTTATGATTTCTTTATCAGTATCAAAAGGCAGACCAGCATCTTCAGTTATCTTCTTCCAACGCTCACCAGTAACAGACAAAGAACCATCAATCTTATATGGCTTTGATGGTCTTTTATTCTTTTTGGTTTTAGGAACTGTTGGCATTACAACTGAAAGTGTGTCAATTGATTCTTGATAGGATTGCTCAAGCTCTGACAATAAGGATTTAGCTCTCTCAACATCCAACTTCCACCTAGACTTCTCTTGCAAGGCAGCACAACGCATCTTCAACGAAAGGTAACGAATAACACGATCAGGATTAGCATCGTTATAAAGGTTTGAAAGGTACTCTGACTGCTTTTCCCAAAGCATAGTGTTGATCTTTACGTCCTCAACACAACGTCTGCAATACTCTCCGATATCAAGGTTTTCCCAGTCGTCAATCTTTGGCTTGGCAATACCGAATCTTTCTCCCCATTGTTCAAGACCATGCTTTACTACATCTGGATACAAGTACCATGACAGGGCAAGGGTGTCTACAATGAACGCTTTAGTCTCGACCTTAAGGATCCTAGATATGACAGGCCAGTCATAACGGATAAAGTTATGACCAATAATCCTGTCGCTATCCAGAAGAGAACCCAGAAAAGAACGTATGTCGTCGTATACTGTATGAACCTGAATGTGCCCAGACTCTTCTCTAACAGCCATGCAATGTATTTTTGTAGCATCTATTCCGTCCGTTTCAATATCAATTATGTAGTCAGCCATTTACCACCCCTTCTTAGGCTCAAGGTAAGTGACAATTGCTTCGTCAAAGAACACATCACAGTTATAAGTCTGTCCATACTCACGATCAAACAACATATAAAACTGTGACATATTCTTTTCTTCTTCAGGGCAGTCATCTGTTCTGTCCCTACTAATCCCATGACCATAGTGAAACCACTTCTCCATTGCCCTTGAACCAGTGAACTCAGAGCTAAGAACCTTAGCCCCTGCTTCATGTGGTTTAGAACCTTTTGGTTTTGGGTTTACATGGGAATAACAGAATAGAGTAATAGGATAAGACTGAACCAGGTCAGCCATGTCCGTTGCTATCTCATTCAGTTTATCGTTAGCCTCTGACGAAGAATAACGTGATATCAGTGCAGTCAGTGGATCAAGAATAAAGATATTGATACCATCAAGTAAGTGCATTTCCTGCATTGCTATTCTGATATCGTCCCAATCCCTACTTGCACCACGATCATAGAACCTAACCATACCATTCATTGAGAGTAGGGTGCTTCTCAACAGATCATCTGAGTATTCCTTGTCTGGTCTGGTGAAATCTACCTTAGCGTGTTTACTTGCTAACTTCTTAGCCGTTCTGACAGGACTGTTCTCAAGGTCAAACATTCCGACCTTAACCTTTTCGTTAAATATCAGGTGGTGAACTAACTGGTGCTGATGGTCTGTCTTACCAATCTTAGGTGCTGCACCTACACAGTGTATTGTGTGTGGTCTAATGCCAAAACATGCCTTGGTTACAGTAGGCCAAGGAAATGGGATACCCATCTGCGGGCGTTCCATAGCCTTTTCTATTACGTCTACTACGTCAACAACCTCACCCATGCGTACAGGCTGTGCATTCCAAACAGCTAGGTCAAACAACTCTGCACTACAACCAGCCATCAGCATATCACTGGCATCCTTAAGTGGCAGAGTAACAGCTTTAGCAGTGGGGATAATCTTAATGCAGTCCCTCAATGCTTTCTGTCCTGCTTGATCCATGTCAAAACAAAGTATGATATCATCAAAATTATTTAAGTACTTACGATTGTTAATCAAGTCACTGGCTGCACCCTGTGCGCCTCTAGTAAGAGACACAACTGCTGGTGTGTACTTGCTGTACTTTTCTGGTCTGTTCTCTATGATGGATTGAAACAAGGACATAGCATCTAGGCGACCTTCAGTAATAAATAACTTCTTACCACTGGTTACAAGGTGGGAACCCCATAGATCTATGTCCCCCTTACGATCACCAACAGCACTGAACTTCTTATCCCTAGTGTCTCTTACTTCATACCCTACGATATCTCCATCACGAGTATCAGGATAGTAATGCTTGATGATCTCTCCAGTTTCTTCTGAGTGTTCAACCCTTACTGAGAAGTGTTCTACTGTGTCCTTACTTAGGTTTCTGTCCTTGATCTCAGAACTAGGTAGTTTCTTGATCTTATTTAAATCCATCTTAGTTTCCTGTCTAACCATAGGAACAACTACTGAACTGTATGGTTTTGGATTCCCATTAATATCAGATGCACTGTAGTATTTTCCACAAGCAAAACAGTATCCATCTTCTGTTCCATCGTCTTGAAGAAACACTTGTATTCCGTCACTACTACCACACTCACAGGACAATCTCTCACTTAAACACTTGCCACCCATTAGTACAGCTCCTGTTGAGACTGTTCTTTGTAACGAAGAAAGGATGCCATCTGTTCCATGTAATGTTCTTCCATCTTGGCATTCAGTTTGTTTCTGAACTGTTCATAACCATTCAGTTTGATATAGCTCATGATATCAGAGAGCAGATATGCCTCTTCCATCTCTGATGTGAAGTCCTGCATTATATCGTATTCTTCTATTAGATCTTTCATTTCGTAATCTCCTTGTTTGTTGTTCTGTGAACAATGGTAATACAAAACACAAGTGAAGTTATAGACCCTTTCGTTATAAGAACACGAAGAAACAGAACGAAGAAAGTATTTGACAGGTTTTTGAGCCAGCAATACAATGCCTTTAAGGAAAAGCCAAGAAGATATAAGAAAGAAACAATAAGAAATAAACAAATTCCTAGAAACTTCTAAGAATATTCTTATTAAGGCTATAACTATGTCTAAAGCAAGCTCTAAACAGGAAGGCGGTAGCCACTACAAAGAGATGGCTATACAGCCGATAGAGTATATCCAAGCAAACAGTTTGGATTACCTGGAAGGGAATGTAATCAAGTACATCTCAAGACATAAGTCAAAGAATGGGCAAGAAGATATCAAGAAGGCAATGCACTACTGCCAACTGATACTGGAGTACCAGTACAAGAATTAAGGTACTCTTCCATTACCCATAATTTCTAAAGCAGTTCGTTACACACCACTGCATTTTCGTTAATCACCACAATACATTCCGTACACATATCAAGGTACTCATCTGCTTTTGGATGTTCAGGTGGGTACTTCAGTGTCACCTCGTAGTTA